GTCGAGTTCATTGGTGAGGTAATGGATTGCTTTTTCTAAGTCAGTCACCTTGCTGTCCTTATGACCTGCACGGCAGATGTACTTAATGGCATTGCCTAAGTGATAGTTCAGTTCTTGATCTCGGATGAAATCCCAGACTTGAATGCTTCCGCGGCAGTAGTAGTGGGGTGATTCGGCCATTCTTTAACTAGTTGTGATACGTTATTACCTAAGACATAACACTGATGTTGTAGTGCTATGTATAGAGTGATGATGTCTTTCTTGTCAGCATGAGGGAGGAGATCTTCCAACCTCCTCATCTTGAAGTCCTGTTCAACTGTCAGTTCAGTTACTGGGAACGGGGGTCCATAGGATGGGTCCATTGTTGTACTCCTTGTTAGTTAGGATCTTTGCAAGTCGTGCATTCTTAAGTGCAATGTCTTCTCCAAGATCCTTTTCTTTGAAGGCATTAACGATTGTTTCCCAAGAGTGTCCGTTCTGATCTAGTAGTGCAGCAGCACGCTTAACGCCGATGCCGGGGATTCCGCTATATCCATCGGTTTGGTCTCCTGCCATCGCTTGGATGTAATGCCATCGTTCACCTTCTTCAGGTGTCACGGTGACTGTCTCACTCATGTTGTAGATCTGTCCAGGGATCTGAAGCATGTCCTTATCAGGACTGCAGATGACGTTACCTGGATGTTCAGTAGCGTAGATACCCATTGCATCATCAGCTTCTAATGTGTCTAGCTTGATAACCTCATAACGGTTACCCAGTTCAGTAATGACACGTCGATAGCCACAAGGCTTCTTACGGTTACGGTGACCCTTATAGGAAGGATCAATCTCTTTACGGAAGTTCTTAGAGTCAGAGAAGAATAGGATCATCTCTGCATCAAAGAAGTTATTCTTGATGTTAGTTAAGTCTCTCTCTACGCACCGCATAGCGTCCGAGAACAGGCTTGAAACAACGATTACGTCGTCTCCATAGTCGATCTCTGTTTCGGCTGATGCACAGCACTTATAGACTATGTAATCAGCGTCAACTAGGAGTTTCATTAGTGTGTTTCGCTCCAGTTGATTCCTTGCTTGGCTTCTGCACCAATCGGGCAGCGGATTCGATAGTATTCTCCAGCCTCCGCAGCGCTAAGTACCAAGGATGTTGATAGATCTTTTGCGTGTTCGGGGGAACACTCGAATTGTAGTTCGTCATGTATAAATGCTAGTTGTGAACAACAAAGTCCCAACTGCTTAGTGTTTGTATTGTTGATAACCATCCATCTCTTCGCTAGTACAGCGGAGGATGATTGTAGTAAGTAGTTTAAAGCACAATGAGGAGAGGTAAGGAAGACCTTACGTCCATCAATTGATTTCAGGTATCCGTCGGTGGCTCGTTCACGAACCGCTGATAGTAGTTCCGCAAGGCCAGGAATGGCTGCAACATAAGCTGCACGAATCTCTTTACCTTTGGCTCTCGCCTTGTTCTCGGGAAGGCCTTTATCGAATGAGTGACCAAGTTTAACGTCACCCGCCCCGTATAAAAACGCATAGCTAATTGTCTTCACAGTGGATCTTGAGACACCAATGGCATCAGCATTTACTTGGTGTATGTCACCATTCAAAAGGATGTCTGCATAACGTCCGCCATCGAACCTTGCCAAGTAATGCGATAACATTCTTAGCTCGATTCCACTTAAGTCAGCAGCTACCATGACCTGTCCAGGACTGGCAGTGAATAACTCACGACACCTACCTTCACTCGGCACCTGGGCCAAGTTTGGGTTACGGTGACTACATCGAAATGTAGAAGTAGTAGTAGAACAGTGGTGGTGAATCCTATTAGCAGTCGTACATAGCTTGAGCCATGCGTTCGCGCCTTCGGATATCATCCCCAGTATCTTCGTTAAATCCAACATCTTCAGACACATCTTGGCGAATGGAATATCCAGGTCCTTTAACACGACTTCGTCGATTACTGGCTTTCCCGAGGGCGTCGTTGATGATGTCGTCCAACCATAGTGTGTAGTCAGTATCCATGCTATTTGATCCCGTGATGTTGGATTGAATTCCTTTAGTTTGGTGAATGCGGCTCCTTCAAAGTAGCCTTGTGTTTTGTTATTTCGTTTAGGAGTGAATTCCGATCCGAAGCAGAAAGGGTGCCAGTCTCGTAATACCCCTTGAGTTTCCTCCAGCTCTGCTCTGAGAGACGATGCAAGTTCCCATGCAGCTCGCTCGTTAAAGTGCCATCCATGTTCTTCCTGTTGTTGTAGTAGTTCTGCTACCTGATGCTCTAACGAGACCCATTCAGGTAAGGTTGAAAGTGTTTCCAAAGTTTGTTAGTTACAATCACGTCTTGTTCGCAGTAGTCCTGCATATCTTGTGACCAGCATTTCCAGTCACACGTTTTACCAAAGTCTCCTTTGTATTCTCCGAGCCTGTAACCGTAGCTCTCAAGTGAATGCCGACCATATAGTTGTAGGGGCATGTTACGCCACTTATGTTTCTTATCTAACTCCATCATGTTTGGATGATAGAGACGAGATAGAAGTAGTGTGTCTACTGAGAACTTAGATTCAAACCAAGGGTAGAACTTCTTGATGACAGGGATGTCAAAGCCAATAATGTTATGACCACAAATCTCTTCAGCGTCCGCCAAGAGTTGTATGCCTCTAACAATAGGTTCTTTATCTCCTCCCTCATCGTTATAGGTGAGGAGTTGTTCCTTCTCTGTATCGTAGACAGTAAGACAGTGGATAGTTGTGCACTTTGCTAGAAACCCATCAGTCTCTAAGTCAAAGATCATCATCGGCCAGTCCACACATAGGTCTTATCAATAAATTGTGCTCTGATAACAGCCTCTGCAGTGGGTGGATTAGGTTTAATTAAGTAGGCTTCTTGTTCAGCCTTAGAAATCTGTCGCTGGATCGAAGTCTTTCGTTCCTTCATGTTCGGTGAATGTGCAAGTTTGTAAGTCGTATTTCAATCGACAGGCAACGCCAGTCTCCCCGCTATATCTATTCTTAAGGACTCGCAGAGTTGTTGAATTGTCTGCATTGTCGGCCTGTTGGTCGCGCTCGAGTGCAAGGCAAGTGTCAGATAGCTGTGCAATTGATGCGCTACCTCGCAGTTGTCCAAGTGTGACCCTTCCTCCTTCTTCATGTGCATGTTCTCCGTTAGGTCTCTTTAAGTGAGAGACAAGAAATAATGTGATGCCAGTGCGTTCAACTAGTGAACGTAGGCGGGTCATAGTGATGTCTATGGTTCGTCGTTCGTCCCCTTCCAATCCACTTAGGAGTATGGAGAGGTGGTCCAAAAAGATAATCTTGCAGTCAAGTCCTGAGGCCAGGTACTCAATCCGGTTATAAATAATATCGGGATCAAAACTACCGAAACCATCAAAAAGATAAAGATTCCAGTTATTAATACTGGAGTCAAATGCCTGTGTAAGTTCTTCATGTGTTGGTTCTCCTAGGTGTAGTGCTTTACCAACAGCAGCACTCATTAGACCTAAGGCTGTGCGTCTGTTCGATTCCTCAAGTGCCACATATCCAACCCGCTCCCCTTTTTGGAGAAGGTCAACAGCCAGGTCTCTGCACCATGATGATTTTCCTGAGCCAGTACCTGCAGTAACCGAAATAAGCTCGCCATATCTGATCCCGTGCAATCTATTTTGTAGTCCTGTAAACTTGTACTCATGAATACATGGTGGGTTAGGGGTAGTTACAATTTCGAGAAGGCTTTTGCCATCCACAATGCCATCAGGGCGATAGTCCCTTGCGTCCCAGATTGCTCTAGATATCGCTTGACTATCATTAGCCGCGAGGGCATCACTCGCATCTTTGTAGTCGCCTTGCAATGCAGCGATCTTGACCTTGCCAGGTGGTAGGACGCTGCACGCCTCCTCCGTTGCCTTACGGCCCGCTTCGTCATTATCGAAGAAGAGGACGATCTCTTCATAGCCTTGTAGCCATTGAAGATTTCGTTGCACCGATTTCTTGGCGCTCGCTGCCCCGCTTGGTAGTGAAACCATGGGCCAACCCGGCATGGTTTGATAACAGCTCGCTGCATCCAGCTCGCCTTCAGTGATAACAACTCGCTTTCCTGTTGATGGGAATAGATTTTGACCGAAGAACGTGCCGTCCGTCTCGCCTTCATAGGTGAATACTTTCTTAGGTGTTTTACATTTGGCCCCTTGTAGTATTCCGTCAGGAGTAAAGTAATAAAATCTGAGGATGTTCCCATCCCGATAAATCTTGTACTTCTGACAAGTCTCTACATGTAAGCCACGCTTGGGGAGTCGTACCGGCTCACCCTTCATTGATACTTTGCTCACTGATTTAGTTGTTACGCTGTCTTGACCTGGCTTCCATGCATGACACACAAAACAAAAGGTGTGACCATCTGTGTAAAGGCTATTGCCATCAGATGAGCCACACTCCATACATTCAACGTGTCGTTCAAATTCGCTTACATCAGCCATTCCATTGGAATGTTTTGAAATGATGTCCATGGCACGCCTATACGCTCACAATATGTGGCATAAGTTGTCTTAGATTTTTTACTAATTTTATTGTAAGGTGATTGAAATACCATCCTAAGATCTAACTCAGGATGGAGTAACTTCACTGCTTTTATCTTCCTGCGGTCGGGTGCGTCCCAATATCCCTTTGTCTCCAAGTAGACTCCATTAGGCAAGAGGAAGTCAGGTGTGTAGTTGTATTGTATTTGATAAGGAATTTTAGTGCTCTCATACTCATACTTCACACCGAGGTTGACGAGAAGATCAGCGACCTTCTCCTCTAATCCCGATCTAAAGGCCATTAGAAGTCCTCTAGTGGCTCACCGCCTGCATCTGTCTCTACGTTAGGTTCAGTGGCCTTGTAGCCCTTTGTAGAGCCGAATAGGGCTGCTACATCCTCGGCGTTCATGTCACCACTATCAATACCAGCTTCACCGGCATTCAAACTGATAACTTGTACACCAAGACACTTCAAAGTAGTGCCATAAGTGACACCATCCTTGAGGATGTAGGGCTTTTGATAGAACGCTACCTTCACCTTACTGCCTGAGTAGAGTGGGGTACGTTCATCAGTAATGACAGTACCTTCAGTATCTACAATTGGTGGACGAGTCTCTTCATTCCAAGAGAACTTGACCTTATAGACACCATCACTGACTTCTTCCCAAGGTTCAGGTTTAGCAACCGAACGCTTAGGGTTCTTCAGCTTGGATTCACACCACTTGACCAACTCAATGCGATCAGATTCAAGTGCTTCAATCATTTCCTCACCAACAGTAGTGGCAAGGGAGTAACCAAATTTACTTGGTTTCAGTACTGCCTGATAACCCTCAAGGGTGACAGGTTCAGCAGTTTTGTGGATAATTCGGGCCATTTAGGATACGTTAGTGGATAATTTAA